GGGGTGCTACATTGGTAGGTTGGGCGGTTGGCTGGGAGGGCGGTTGGGTGAGGATGTCGTCGGCGGGGAGCGATGCATCTTGGTCCGTCCCCTTGATCGCGCTTTTCCCATACGACCACGCTGCGGCCGGCACCTCGATTCCGGCGCCGCCAAGCTCGCCAAGCATTTCCATGCCAACATCAGCAAGATCGACAGCGCCATAGCCGGCATATTGACCGGCCGCCTCGGATGCGCCACCGCCCGCCACATCCAGCCCCACGGCCTTGGCGCCTGTGCCGATCTTCTGCGGGATGGTGCGCGCCTTGGTGATTTCCTTGGCGCGACTGGCGATTTGCGCGGCATTCGCTCCAACACCAAGTTCCGCGCGGGCGGCTTTCTCTGCGGCGCGCGCCGGGCCGGTAGCCAAACGACCGGCGCCAAGCGTGAATGCAGCATCGACGGCGGATGTCGTCGTCGCCTTGGTTCGCACATCGGACAAGGCGCCATCCATGAACTTCTTGTCAACCAACAAGGCGACGACATTCTGTTCATTGTTTTCCAGGCCGCGCCGTTGCAACTCCTTGCCGATGGTGCCGATGAATTCAGAGCCAGCCTCCATGGGCCATTCGCCAGCAAACCCACCCGCCAGGCCGCCAGTGATTGCGCCCGCAGCGGTTCCGGCCGGACCCAATAACGAACCAGCAAGCGCGCCTGTTTTCGCGCCACCCATCATGCCGACGATGGACGGCGCCATGTTGGCGATCTGCGAGGCCGTCAGGTAGGCCGTTCCCTTCGGGTTGGTGATGGCCTGCTCGCCAACTGTCCAGATCGTCTTGCCGATGGCGGCGAGCTTGTCCACAGGGTTGTCGGACCAAGCCCCGGCTTGCTCGTACTCCTTGGCCGGGCCGGCAAAGGCGTGCTCGACCGCCGCCATTTCCTTGGGTTTCGGCTTGTTTTGGTCTTGCAGGGCGCGGCTGATAAGCGGAGGCGCATTCTTGTCGAATGATCCGGTCGCCACATCGCCCGACAGACGCGCGGCGGTAAGCGCGGATTTCGCCCCACCTACAGCTAGATCGGCTGCGTTGGAAAAAAACCCCTTGTCCTGGGGGTCTTCTGGTTTGCCGCCCTTGATCCCGTGCTTCTTCAGGATGGCATCAAACGGATCGCCTTCGGTTTGTTCTTGGGATTGAATTCCGTGCTTGGCAAGAATATCGTCGAACTGGCTCATGGCGTGGCACCTGACCTGTAACTACGGTCATCGTGCCACGCATGGGAGGCTTTACTTCACGATGCCGGCTGACCTTGCCGCGTTGGTCAATTCCTGCATGGCCTGCTTATTGCCTGCGGCCTTGGCCTTGTTGAAGGCGTTGACATAGGAATCATAGCCGGAGGCGCTTGGTTGTTGTGCGCCGCCACCAAGATACAACGCCAACCCCTTGTTGGTATCGGTGATGTTGTTTTTCGCCATCCACTGCATGAACTCACGTTCTTTTGCTTGATCCCGGTTGACGACCTGGCGCCCGGTCATCAGATCAATAATCGGTTTGCCTTTGCTATCCGTGGCTGGCGTGCTAAACGCCTGCGCGACCTCGTTCATTTCCACCTTGTATGACGATGAGGTTGATTCAGGTTTCGCGCCGGTGATACTGTTCAGTTTCCGCGTCAGATCCGTCAGCTTGACCGGGTCCGTCGCGCCCAGGATTTGGTCACGCAAGTTGGAGGCGCGCTTCTGTTCCGCAAGCGTCAGCCTACTGGTTTCGATGCGCTGCGCGATTTCCTGAGCAATGGACCCGGCTTTCTCCCGTTCCAGTGCGTTGCGCGATTCCATGTCCTGAATCTGGATGCCCCTCGACAGCGCAGCCAGTGCGGCGCGCTTGCTGGCGCGGTTGCCGAAGGTGTTATCAGGCATCGCCATGACTTGCGCCAACTGCTGTTGCAGTGGGTTTGCGGCCTGCTTCCGGTCACCATACAGCGCATCCAGTTCCGCGCGCATGCCATTGGCGGCGCGTCCATCCCCTCTCGCCTCGGCATCGGCGATGTTGCGCTCCATGATGGCGGCGCGTTCGCCCAACCCAGGGCCGCGCGTCTCGGGTTGCATCATGGCGGCTGACGGGATGATGTTGAGGCCCATCGAGGCGGGGTTATAGGCTTTGCCCGTTCCGGCGCCGTAGAATTCGTTGATCTTGCCACCCGGACGTGAGGCGCGGCCGTAGAGGCTGTTCTGGTCACCATAACCCGTCAGTTGGGTAAACATGCCCTCCTTGCCGCCGTATCGGCCCTGCTTCTCGATCTGGTTAGCAGTGGCGTAGTCCACCCCGGCGCCCTGATTCACAACCCTGTCGGTCGTGATGCCCATCGCACCTATGGCTTGCTGCTGCTCGATCGTCGCGGGATTGGAGATCGCGCCAGCAGGTTGCGGCTGTGCGACAGCGGCGGGCTGCCGCGTGGCGGGCGCGGTTGGCGTGATGACATTCGCAGGGCGAGGAAGCTCGGAGGCTGCGGCTTCCGGGATAATCGACGCGCCGGCCTGTTGATCCCGATAGAACAGTTTTCCAGGAACACCACCCAGCATGTTGTTGCCCAGGTCGGATGCGAACCCGCCCATGCGCAGGGCCGCGAACTTGGCCATGTCACCCATGCTTCCGTCTCCGGTTGGCTCGGATACGCCAAAGCGTTGCGCATACCGCGCGGTGCTGTCGTTCGCGGCGGAGTCGGCCAATGCATTAGCCATGGACACCACAGTCCAGGCTTTACCCAATGAGCCGAGTTTTCCTCCTTGCGCCGGAGACTGCATGGGCGTTTTTACCCCCGTCGCCATACCAGTTTTCGGGTCAATGGCGAGCACGCCGGGCGTTTTGCCTTTACGAATGGCGGCGTCAATCTTCGCGTTCGCGTTGGGTGTTTTGATTTCCTGCTCGGGAATGAAGTTGACGTCGTAGCCAGCAGTACCGTATTTGTAGGCCATGGTGGATCTCCTTATGTGAAGCCGACTTGAGAGGACGCGACAATAGAGTTGATACCCGCCAGGGAGGCCTGGGCCGCCTTGCCGTAAGAGTCGGCCGCAGCGACAGCGGCCTGCACACGAAGGCCGCGCGCCTTTACGGACTCGTCGGCGTGGATGCCGGTGACCTTGACCAGCTCGGTGGAGTTGGTAATGGGGACGCGCATGGCCAGCTCGTCGCGGGTGAGGCGGGCACGGTACAGCTCAGCCGTGGCGCCCATCATGCGCGCCTTGGCGTCGCTGTTGATGCCGGCCACCTTGGCGGCGGTATCCGGCCCGGACATGAGCGCGCGGATGTAGTCGGAGGCGGCAGCCATGGCGGACATACGCGACTTGATGGCCTGGTCTACCGCGAAGCGCAGGTTCTCGACTTCGATCTCGGCTTGCTTGATGGCGGCATCACGAGAGAACTCGCCGATGGCCTTCATGCCCTCATGGCGCACGGTGTCGATGCGCGCGGAGAGCGCGCCGGGCGGCAAACTGAAGCCCCGGGCGCTGAACTCGTCCAGGGTCTGGGCTTCCGCGCGTTGACTGTCGATCAGGATGCGATCGCGCCCCCGCTGCCAAATCTGCGACTCGATTGCCGGGTTGATGCCTGTGCCGCCCAGGGTGATGCTGTTCACCAGCCAGTTCGTAGCCTCGTCGAAGGCGTCCGAGGCGAGCGGGTAGTAGGTGATGAAGTAGTTGGCCAGCTCGTTGGTGAGCATGGCGATCAGCTTGTCGCGCTGGCTTTCGTAGGTGAGCGTGGCGTTCTCGACATCCGGTACAACCGGCTCAATCGCCTGGAGGTTGTAGACCACCGGGTTGTAGTTCGGGGTGAAGAACCCCATAGATGCCGTAATGGCGGCCTGGCTTTCCGCACTGGCTGAGGTCAAAGCGGAGTTTGCGCGGTACTCTGCATTCGCGATCAGTTGATCAATATCCACGGCCATATCAAATTCTCCGTTTGTTCACGATCGGCACGAACTCCAGGCTCGCCAGATCGAAGTCGGCACCATCTTTGTTGAGTACCGAGAACGACCAGTGTGTGCCTTCCAGGCCGCGCCCCACGTCCACGCGGTGGTTCTTCAGGTCGGCCGACGAAGAGCGCGCCTCGTAGAAGTATTCCTGCCCGTCCGCTTCAACCCGTAGCACCATCGCATCTTCAGATGCTACTGCAAGATAGACGCTGGGCAAGGTCTTTGTCTTGCTTTCTCCGAAGTTGCTGCGTCCGGTATCCAGCCGCGCGTCGATGTCCGCGCCCGCGTCATCGCCACCTTCCAGTAGGTAGACGCCGTCCTCGGCTACGCCGTAGTACGACTCGCCGCGCTTGAAGAAGCTGTTGAAGCCGTACCCCTCGTAGCGCCAGGCCGCCGCCGTGTCCACGTTTACTACCCACACGCTGCCGAGGCTGTTGAGCGCGCCCGGGTGGGTCTGGTAGGACGCACCGCGCAGGGCTGACAGTAGGGACAGGTTGTACTCGCCCAGTAGGGTGTAGGCGTCGTCAGCCAACAGGGCGGACATGAACTCCGCCATCACGAACACCTTCACCGTTTGCACGCTCACCAGTTGCCCGGGGGATGAGAGCACGATAACCAGATGACGGGAGGCGGTCATGGGGTCGGTCACGAGCGCGGAACTCAGCATCGTCATCTCAAGACGAGTGCCTTCCGTGCCAAAAGCTTGTAACGGGGGGAGCGACTGGTTGAAGAAAACGTAGTCGTAGTCGCCGCCAACAACCTGCATTTCTGGCAGCGTCATATCCCCATTGTCAATCTCTACAGTCTGGATGAACCCATAGGCTTGCAAGAAAGGTAGCGTGGCATACATCGTCGTCGGCTGCGGCGGGGCATACATCGCCATGCTGCTAACCAACTCAAGCTCGGGAAGTGTGGTATCCACGAAGCTGTAGGCGAAGTCCGCGCCGAGCACTTCCAGGGCAGGTAGGGTCAGGTTTGCTATGGTGCTGGTAAATCCTCCGGCCAGTAGGGAGCCGTGTCCAGTCATAACAGTTTCCACGTCAGCCGTTAGAGACCCGACGCCAGCAAAGGTAATCGTCGCATTGAACGTGCCGTCAACTGCCGGCGCTCCGACCAGCAACGTCCCGACACCAGCCATTGAGCACGCTGCGAACCGCTCCGCTAAGGAATACGCTGCGCACAATATACGGTCGCCGCCGGAGTAGAGATAGGTGTACGGATAAAGCACAGCACCGCCGTTTGGGGGCGCAACGCTAGTGTACTCAGCGATATCCGCCCGGTAGACCAGACTGCCATCGGTAAGCCTAGCAATACTGAACTCTGTGGTGCTGTTGTAGCCCGCACCCAACGTCGCTACATGAACGCCGTTCTCGAATACCTTGACGCCTGTAGTGTCGATCATCAGGCCCCAGCCGAATAAGGCTAGGTTCTGCCCATCAACATCGGCTGCTGCTAGACCGATAAATGCGCCGTGAACGCCGTTCGCCACCGTGAAGACGAGCATATCGCCAACATCAAGGGGGGCGATACCACGGGAATGCGAGTTCCAACCGAGGTTGTAGTTCGTGATGATCTGTGCAGGCGTAGGTGGAACTGCTGGAATAGGCGCAATAGCTGCTGTAGCCGGATAGCACGTCGTAACTGGAAAACTTGAGCACTGATAAACGTACAGCGGCACACCATTGTATGTTGTAATGCCTACCGTGTTACCAGAAGGTGCGCGCCCTATAAGGACGCCGTTGTGGTACATGTTGAGTACACAAACCTGCTTCTGCCCATAAGTTAAGCGAGGTGAGCAAATCTGAGAAATCACACCAGTATTGTTCGCCGCCCACTCACATTGGAGGGAGACCGCATCTTGGTAGTTAGCCCACCACCCCCATACCATAGCGCAATCATTACGGTATGTAACTGCGGGGTTCGCTACCCACTGACAACTCTGCACATAATTCGTTGCACAATACGCAGGCGAAGCTGGTCTGCCTGGGTAGCCAACTTGGCCAGAAGTACCAGGGATATAGGTTGTGTTGATCGTCTTTTCGAGGATGCAGCAAGTCATGACACATCCCCATGAACAATAGGCGGCGGCTGCATGTAATCTTGCTGGTACTTGATCCAAGGGTCAACGCCGTACAGTCCTACACCCCATTTAGCCGTCGCATCAGCAGCAAACGGCAGTTTACCGAGTCTAACCCAGGAACCAGCCCCGTTGAGATAGCGGAGTACAGTGAAGAAGCGTTCCTTTTTGGGTGGGATAGCCGCAGGATCGGTAACCTCTTCCGCTACACCCAGCGCTACCACCTCAGTGGCGCTGTTCTTGATTGGCCTAGCATGAAGAAGCTCGCCTGCTGCGGGCATGGGCAGTGCGGTCCAGCCAGTAAACGGAGAACCGGTATACACGCCAAGAACTTTACTTACCCCAGATGTTGTTTCACAGACACAGAAATACCGTCCTGGCTCAGACTGAGTGATGTTTGGGCGCAGGCCAGCCGTGTTTTTAACCAAATCTGGCACCTTAAACTGCGGTTCCGTAGGAGGAACTATGACCGGCGCATCATACTTGGTGATCCCGGTTGTAGTAGAAAACTTTGCAACGCCGCTATCGCGGGTCCATGAGTAGAAAGTGTTGGCATCGACGGGGACAAACACCGTATCCGCCGCTGTCCAGGCGGACATGCGGGCGCAGGGATAGCCGAAGTATTTGAGAAGGATGACTGTTATGTCATCAACTGTGCGAGCCGCTGCACCAAACATGCTGTTGCAGAAGGTCTCAAGATTGGAGAGATAGAGAAGTATGCCGCTGATCGGGTTCGTCCAATTCAAGATAGCAAGCATAAGATCGTATTGCGTGGAGTCATGCGCTGGCGGAAACGAAATGTTGTCAGCGCGGATAAGTTGCACGGTTGTCGGCAAAGTATTGTTCGTAAAATACGAATCGAAAGCGTAGCCATAAGTACGCAGATATGCTGGACCCTGCCCAGAAATAGCATAGTCAAGATACGACAGTGGGTTTTTTATGTCAGAATGAAGCGATGTGTAATACGCCTCAACCGTAAGATATCCAACAGCTACAGTACCGTCCTGCGCCATAAAGAATAAATCGCCAACCGTATACGGCTTATTTGGCAACGTAGGGTACATCCATGAGAATGTTAAATATCCAGGTACTTGGAATAACGATAAACCGCCAGGGCTCCTGATGGTAGTGACGCACCCATAGTACGGACGATGTGCCGGTGTACTGTCAGTATAATGCGCCGTCAAAAGAGACTTCTCAGCGCTACCCGCGTCACTATAAAAGCTAGAGCCAAAATGAAGAAACATCCCGGTGCTATCGTGAGTGCCAGAGAAGCCCACAACGTAATGCTCGCCGGCAAAGGAAAACACTACTGGGGTACTCGCGGGGTAGATAGAAGGCTTATATACGACTCTAGGTTCAGCAGCAGCAGCACCTACGCCAGAAACTTTGCTGACTACCGCTGTGCCCGATACCGTCTCGATAACCTTCAAGATGTACGCTGGGCGGTTAGCGTTAAACGCGCCCGCCCACCAGTCTGAACTGGCGATCTCCATCTTGGTGCTAATTGAGTACGCCACCAACGCACCAGCGGGTGCTGTAATCCTGCCACCTTTTAAGTCATCATCGAGATTGAAAAGCCGGTAGTGGAACCCATCGTACACGACATTCTTCGCCGGTAAGTCGAGCGTCGTCAGATCGTTCAGCCATTTCTTAGCTAGAACTTTCCGTTGTTTGCTGCGCTCGCCGTCAAAGGTGAGTGTCATGGGCTCACTTCTTGCTGACCAATGTGATTCGTCCAGAAAGAGGTACAAGAGCCAGCCATACCTCCAGTCATAACGATTGTTATGTCAGTGAGCTTAACTGCGCGATAATTGCCTCCACCAGATGGCGCATAAAACTCTATCGTCAGGTATTCGCCAGAAGCTCCGGCTGAATAATTTTCTTCGCCTATAGCAGCGGGGATTAATACAGTGTACGCACCTGGGTTTTCGTAGGTCGCGCTGTCTAGCTGATAAACATACTGGTAAAAATATGGGTAGCCTGGACTGCCAACAGCATTATTAGTCGCTACTTCTAAGCGAATATCCCCATCGTTTGAGTTGGCGACTCCATATAGCTCAAAAGTTATGGAAACACTGACTGTCCAGTACTCTGGGGCATCCCACCCAGTTTCAAAACCGGATAACGCAACGCACCGCATGTCTGGGGATTGGTAAAACCCACCAGCATTCTCCCATGCGCCACCGCTAAATACGGTGTTACCATCGTCAGAAACCCACCCAGTTTCAAGGTCAGGCCAGCTCAAGGTTTAGCCCCCCGGCATAGCTACGTTGAAGGTGTCGATCTGACGCAGGTTGGTCGCGGTGAAAGTGGTGCTGGAAACCAGCAGATCAGCCAAGGCTGTACCTACCGTGCCCTGCAAGCGGCGCTCGGTCGTAGACAACCCACCCGCGTCAGTCAGTCCAGAGAAGCGGAAGAAACTGGCAGTACCGGTAGAAGCAACGGTGCCGCTCCAAGTCTCGGTAGATTCCTTGACTGCTACGCCATTGCTCGCCGTCGCATCAAGGGTGATACCCGTACCCAGGTCGTCCTCGGAGATGGTGACGAGAAGAACAGCCGCGCCAAGCGAAGCATCAGCATCGGCGGGAACCGCGCCGCTGTAAATGCGGATAACGCCGCCATCCAGGCCGGACTTGACCGAGCCGGTGACGAGCATGTGGTCGCGCAGACCGGTAGAGAGTTTAGGCATGGTAGCTCCTTAGTCGAGAGCGGCGATGATGTCGCCAATGGAAAAGGTGAGAACTTGGTTGGCTGTCAGAGCACGCGGCACAGGGAGCGCACCTTTCATGAGGCAGTTGCCGGCTGTAGCCGCATCCCAGATAGAAACGTGCGTCACGGTGTAGCCAGCGGAAGCGGAATCTACAGTCCACGACACAGCTGCATCGGACAGCACCTGCCCAGAACTCGCCACAGGGTCATCAAAGGTGATGGAGTCTCGAACATAGTCAGCATCGGTGCCGACAACGACTTCTGAAGACGCCCCAGTTTCCCCAGGGTCACCAGTATGAAGTGCCACGTACCAAGCACTCGGACGTGTTGCAGAAGACGCGGTAAAGAGCCACGTAAGCAGGAGGTCTTCAGCATGGTTAGTCAATGCAGACATGCTCGCTCCTTAAACCGTGGTAAGAGATAGGCCGGCGGTAACCTGGAGCGTCTCTCCGGTACTTATGGCCTTCGGGGAGCCGAGCAGCACGGCAGATAGAAGCATACCGGCAACACCAAGATGGGGCGCCGAAGAGGAGATGAATCCACCGCGAACAGTGCGATCGGCAGTGAAAACGAAATCTGCCGGCGTGCCGGCGTTAGAGAACACACCGTTGTTTAAGGCATCGGGCGTCAAGGTCAGGCGATTACCGCCGACGTTGGTGTAGCTCGTGATTTCGCCGCAGTCCGCCATCAGCGTGGCCATGGTGTCAGCCACTACGGGGGTATGCGCGTTTTCGTACAGGCCGATGTACCAGTTAGACAACTGCGCTCCCGCGAGTAGCCCCGCGCTCAGGAGGTAGTCGCGGCCGGCGTTTGGAATCAGGTTCCCGACGCGCTCGCGCCATTTCACCTGCCCGTCTCGCGTGATGCAGGTCAGTTCATAGACAAACCCGATGCGGGCCAATTCGTGGTGTTTCATGGTGCGCTCCTTATGGGATGACCGTTGCGGTAAAGAAATCAGAAGCTGTCGCGCCTGACAAGGCTGACGAGGACGGAGGTGCGGCGACGACCTGGGCGGCCTTCAGTGACGAGGCTACAAAGCCCTCAAGCCCGACCGTGAACAGCCGCAAGCCGTCGTGTTCACGGATGATGGTTGCGCCGCTGACTGCGTCGCCCATTGCTACGTTGTCTTCAGTCATGTTCTTGATCTCCCCGCCAGCGCTGGCCATAACCATGCCGCGCGGCGTATGCCATGCTTTGTTCTTCGTACCGGGAGCTTCACAGCCGGTGCCGAAGATGGCGCCGTGAGCCAACCGAGCGACTTGAGAAAATTCTGCGGTGCCGATGCCGCGCAAAAAATAGGTCTGGTCGGCAACCACCCAGACACCATCCGCTACAGGCTCGACGATGGTGACGTCTTCCAGGTACTGAACATAGCCCGTGGCGTAGTTGAACCGCTCTAGAGCGAAGGCTTCAGACATCCACAGCACGGGGCCGTTCGCCACCAGCGTGCGGCCGTTAAATTCGCGCACAATGCGACCCGGCGGAGGCGGAGACAGGTGGCGCGTCTCCAGGGGTTTGCCGATGCCACCGTCATCTACCAACAGCGTGGCGCTTACCGTGCCGTTGGCGACCGTGGATACGTGATAGAGCAGGCTGCCATTTGGGCGCGACAGGTACAGTCGCAGATGGGTAATCTCCGCGCTCGCCGCCAGAGGGAGGGCCGCGAAGTTCACTCCGGCGTTGTCCGTCAGTTCGATTTCGGTCGCCAGGCTAGAGCCACCCTCCTGCCCATCGGCGCGCAGGTAGGTGACGGCAGCCAGGTAGCGCCCGGCGACGAATCCGCCAGGGGAAGCAGCTTGAGCCATCAGCGGCGCGGCGGGAACCTCGATGCCCCAATCACCCAGCGCGCCATTCACCACACGTTTGCATACCAAACCATCGGACAAGTAGAGCACGCCGTTGGCGTAGGCGTAGGAAACCTGCGCGCCCCGGATTGGTCCACCCAGGTTGGTCACGCTGTTATCGCTGTTCAGGCGCATGAGGTGCTGCCCGTCCACGAAAAACGTGCCGGCTGCGCAGGAGAATCCGCCGCGCGCATTCAGCGCGCCGGCTACCTTGGTGAAGCCAGCGCGCCGCCTGGCGCGGCCGGTGTTGTCCAGGTCCACATTCACGCAGTCTCGCAGGGCGATCTGTCGGCCATCTTCGGTGGCTGGCATGGCGTAGTCAGGTTGTCTGTTGTTGATGCCTACCGGCCAAGGGCCAAGCGTTGTGGTGTCCTGGCTCTGGATAGGCATGTCAGCACCAGTTTGGGCGGGCGCGCGGTGCCTCGGCGTTCTGCTGCTTGCGTAGATCGGCGCCCGGCCTCGGGCCGAAGAGGGCAGTGAACTCGCCTAGGTAGCGTGCTTCTGCGTCCTTATCGTAAGTGTCCGCGTCCTGGATGCCGTAGGCGCGATGCAGTGCCCACTTCACTAGATGAATGTGATGGATGGTGGCAATCTCTGGCGCATCAACATCGGCAGCCATGTCGGCAACAGGCAGCCGATAGGTTTCCAGTTTCAGTGTGTAGACGGCATCCGGCTCGATATTGAACTCGACATGCTTGTCGTAGTGCATGATCGCTTTCGGTCGGCCGGCGTCATCTTCGCGCCAGGTTGGCGCCTGATGATCCAGCCATCCCCGCGTCAGGATGCGCAATGGATAGGTGTTGTCGTCCACGTCCACCAGACTGGCGGAAACGATATCCGTCACCTTGGCGTCAACAGCGTATTCACGGGTGCCTGCGGCCACGGCGATCTCGCAATAGGTCGGCGTGATCTTATCGAACAGTAGGCGCGCGCGAATACACACCTCTCGCTCACCCTCATTCATCCAGGCGTTCACGTCATCATCCGCCCACTTGTAGGGCAGAACCGCATCCTTGGCAATCAGGCGGAACTCATCGCGCAACTGGCCGAGGTTCATCACTCAACCTTTTTCCGGGGCGGAATGGTTGTTTCCATTTTCATGAGCAATCCTCAAAAAAGGGGGGCGAACACTTTGCCAGCCCCCCGTCAGCCAACCCTGGAAAGCAAGGAGGCCATGCCATCGTTCAGCCGGCATCGCAATAGAACAGGGTTAGACCAAACGTTCCAGCCGCCGGAGTGGTAGCATCTGCGTACCTCGTAGTCGCTGAGCGGGATGCGCGCAACGTCACACACTTCCTGCATCGTGGGCATTGGCGGCTTCCTGTGCCAGCAGGGACGCGACCTTCTCGCGCATCTTCGCCTCGCTGGTTTTGTGATGGAATTTCTCGCCGAAACGGGCGGCGATCAATGACAGCGCGGTACGGTCGAGGTGTTGCAGGTCGATGACTTCACCCACCGGATCAACGGCGGAGAACCCAGGCATCGCCAGCAGGGCGCGCGCGTCCGCTTCCGGAACATCGCACACCATGCCGAGCGAAGACCGGAAGACGTGACGGACCCCGGAAGGTCCGTCCACGCCGATCTTGATGGAGGCGCCCGGCAAGGTGCCGGGCTTGTCGCAACGGATGCGCATGGGTTACATCTTGTTCCGGTAGAACAAGGTCACGCCCAGCGTGTAGGCGGCCGGCGTGGTAGGCGCCGTGGTCACTTTAGCCAGGATGTGGCGGTCGTAGTCCACGGCGGTCACGTTGGCCATGTTCACGCCAGTCTTGGTGATGCGCTGGGTAGACGCGGCGGTAACAGCGGTGGTAACGCCCCACGGGCCGCCGCCATCGGCCGCCAGGGTCGATGCCAGGGTATCGGCGGCGGTGCCGGCGGACGTGGCGCCAGCCGCATCCTTGTCCTTCAGGTTGCCAACCGAGAACGAAAGCACCATGGCGGCGGCGCCGGTATCGGGGTCGGTCATGTCCACTTCGATGTCCACCGGAACGCAGCCGGCGGGCAGGGTATGAACCACATCCAGGTAGTTCAGCACCATATCTGCGGCGAGCACCGAGAGGGTGGTACGGAAGGCCAGGACTTCGGCGCCCTGGGGAGTGGGCATGGAAGCGTCCTTGCCTTTCATGCTGTGGGAGTTGGTGAATCCGGTCATGGTCTTGCTCCTTGTTCAGTTGAGGACCGGCCCGGTCAGGGGCCGGCTGTCTCGGATCAGGTGCCGCTGTAGGCGGTGTCGATGGCCATCACGCCGAAGTCCTGGCTGGCGGTCGCCTCGGTGGAGAACGAAGTCTTCTTGCAGCCGAAGATGGACGACGTGGAGATCACCACCTTGTCACCGTTATCGCGGGTTTCCTCGAACCAGTCGAAGCGCAGGTTGGTGCCGGGCGAACCGAATGCCACCACGCCAGCCTGGGCGCCCAGGAACAGCGCGCGGGCGGCGCCACCGGAAGCCAGGGACAGGGTGGAGGAATCGGCGGTGCCGGCCGCCACGGTGGCGGGCATGGTGTCGCCGCTGGCGAAGGTGCGCACGTTTTTGTGGCTGTGCAGGATCACACCCCGGTACAGGCCCAAGCTGCCCTTGAACAAGGGAGAGTTGCGGCCTTCGGCGCCTGCGGCGGCTTTCTGGATGTCCAGCCATTGGCCGGTGCCGGCGGCGGTGCGGAGGTCGTTTTCCTGGTAGGTGTGCATGACGCACACGTAGGTTTCCATGCCGTCGATCTTGCACGGCTGGAGTACCGGCACGCCGGTCGAACCGCCGCCCTGCACGGTGGCCTTTGTCCAGGCGCGGTCGATGGCGTCCAGGCCCATCTTGTCGGTGATCTCGATGCCGGAGGTGATCGTCGGCATGTCGGAGCCGTCATAGCCATACAGGCGGTGTTCGTAGTCCGGGGACTTCAGGCTGTTGTTGGCGCGGCCGGTGTAGGAGGTATCCAGGCCGACGGTGGAGGCGTTGCGGCCACGGGCGCCGGACAGGTAGATGAACAGCAGCTCATCGAACAGGCGCGCCCACCAACTGGACTGCTGGCGGCGGGCCTTGTCGCGCAGGTTGTTCAGGGTGCGCTTGCGGGTCATGCGCCCGCCAGTGTTCACACCGCAACGGGCCTGGTCGATGTAGATGTTGTCGGAGTAGAAGCGTTGCCGCTCTTCCTTGCCTTCCAGGGTGTCCTCGCCCTCGACCGGCGCCATGGAGAGTTCAGCCAACAGATCGTAGCTGATGTTCTCGCCGGCATCGCTTTCCAGTTCGGTAAGGATCTGGATGGGCACTTCGGCTTCGGCGCCACGGCCCATCATGCGGGAGTTCCAATACGACTTCTGGCTGGTATCCATCGCCAGAAGGCCGGTGTACTTCTTGACTGCTTTGGGGTCATTCACCCCGATGATCGTGCGGGCCATGTCATGCTCCTGGTTGGTTGCTACACCAGGCGCACTCCTGCGCACCCTTCTCTACTGCTGGACTGCAATCTGCCACGCATGGCGAGACTCATGCGTGTTTT